TAGATACTTGTTATGGATCTGTGGAGTGTTTACAGATTCAATGGCAAGTTCTGTGGAATCTATCTTGAGATCTTCTTGTACTTGTTGTTTTAATTCATCAAAATTCATAATTTAAGTATACACAATAGTAAATAAAGTCAACTTGGATTGCCAGGATCTGGATCAAATCTATAATAAGTATAAGAAAATCTAGCAGTTGCATATTGCGGAGAATATGATTGTGCAACTGATGAAAATTTAAGACCCGTTAAAGCTACAGGGAATACATTTTGAAATATAACTTTTCTATTATCTTTATATGTACTTTTAGTCAAATATAAAATTGCTGTTGTCATCCATTGATTAAATGGTAATGTATTAAAAGTACAATCGTCATCAATATTTCCAAGTGCTCTCATCCATCTATAAATTTCAAGCCAATTTGTTAAATTTTCATCAACTATAAAACTTATAAGAAAATCATCAAAAGTATATTTGCTACTTGGTCTTTTTATTGGAACACCTAAAGTTGTGGGTTGTTCATTTGCGGCCATAGACAAACTAGGTAAATTTGCTTCAGTGCAATTAAATACCACACCTGGCAGTCTTTCTATTTCAAAATGAAAATAATTTACTGCTAATGGATTTATTTGATTATTTGCCATATAGTATTTAGAAAAGAAAACGGGAGCCATTTCTGGCTCCCGCTTCCGAAGTGTTTGATATTAACTATCAGTTAGTGTTACCGTGTAGATTTAGTACGCGGAAAATACGATAGTATTGGTTAAGATTTGCACTTAAAGCTTCTCCATCTGAAGTACCAGAACCATTGAGTACGAATGGATTAGCAACCATGCCGTAGCGGGTCTTGAATCCAATCTTGGGCTGGAATGTGTCGGGATCGACTGCACGGACCATCTGGAGAGGGACATAGGGGCAGTAGAACAAGCCAGCATCGTATGGGCTTGAACCACGATATCCTACGCAAACAAAGTCTACACCAGACTGAACATAGGGATCGATATAAACGCGCATCTTTCCGTTGAGTACGCCAGCAAAGGTATTGCCAGTATCATCGACTTCAAGTTGAGTGTTTAGAGCTGGGCTAATGTTAAGGAATCCACCCATTGCGAGGGCTGAAGCAACATCTGATGAGCAGATGATGAAGTTACCCTTACCGCGACGAGTTTCCTTGGCGATTGCATTAGCTTCGCGTTCGATCTGGAACATGAGGCCACGGAAGCGTTCAGCTGACCAACGACCATCAGAGTCAGATAGAAGGTCATATGCCCCTCCACCCTGTCCATTGCCCAATAGATCAGTCTGCTGTGCTCCTAGTTTAGAGACATGGTAGATACCACGAACAACTTCTCGATTAATTTCAGCAAGAATTTCAGTGCTGAGAATGTTAGCAAGTTCGGTTTCAGCATCAAGTCCGTGAACAGCCTTGAGGTCTTGAGCAAGTTCAGTCGTGTAATCGGCCTTTAGAGCGCGTGTCTTAGCCTGAACAGCAACCTTGTCAATAGTGAAGGCCATTTCACCGAACTGCTTTGCACCAGCACCTCCGAGCGATTCAGCTTCACCTACTAACATGCCCTTGAAGTTATCTCCAAAGAAGCTAGATGAGTTTCTAGTACCGCTGCTAACACCTGCAAAGAGAGTTAGACCGTAATCAGCAGAACCTCCAAAGTAGCCCTGATATCCGCTTAAAGTGCCACCTGAACCACCGAATGGAACAAATGGTTCCTGATACATGGCTTCCTTACGGGGGGCGGTATCGTACTTGGGACGCATTGCGAAGATGAGTCCGGTTGGAGCGGTCATGGGCTGAACGCCGCAGATGTCATAAGCAATGAGGTTTGGCATTGCACGACGAACAAGGCTGATTAGGATTGGATCATAACCAGCGATGTTAGTTGATGCCCCACCAAAAACATTGCTGATTGGTCCACCTAGGGTGTTGTCTTCAACAAGTCTTTGCTGACGCATTGCAGACTCTTGATTCTCAAGAAGAACTGCGGTTACTTTAGATTTGTAGCTATCTTCAATTGCAGGGAGTGCGCGGTGGCTTAAAACTGGCTCCCACTTCTCAGTTAAAATATCGTATGGTGTTGTATCTTCGAACATGTTATCTCCTGTGTATTTTTATTTATAATTTATCTGTTCTTAAGGTGTCTACTAATCGCATTTGCATAAGCATTAACAGTACTTTCAGTTAATGTTTCGGGTACTGATGATGTTTCAAGTATATCAATAGCGCGATTTACTGATTGTATTCTTGGTAATGGTTGTGGGACATATTGAACTGGACGAGCAAAGAAGCTTTCCTTGATAACTCTTAGTTTTCTACGGAATTCATTTGCATTATCAAATTCAACTCCTTCTGCTAGATTAGCCAATTTATCTATCTGGGTTGAAGCTAAACCAGCAGTTTCTTCCGCAAAGACTGCTATAGCAGCAGTATCTAAAAGTTTCTTGCGAAGAGAAACATTTTCATGAATGCTCTTGTTTAGATGTCTTTTCTGGTTATCAATTTCAGAATAAAGTTCATCTAGAACATCATATTTTTCATCAGGAACATCAATGAAGTTAGTTTCAAAGAGTTTCTTTAGGCCAAAAATAAAATTCTCTGCCAATTCAACTTTAACTCCTCTTTCGACTTGTAGGCGATTTTCTTTTACCCATTCTTCAACAACATAGGTTAAATAATCATCTACCTTCTCAGTCAATTCAGACACAGTTGAGGATAGTGCATTTGAGTATGTGTTCTGATATGCTTCCTGAAGTTTGTAAGATCTTTCGTTTAGTTTTTGATTTACAGCAGCAACAAAAATGGTTTTTGCTCTTTCAACAAAATCTTCTGAAAGATTTGAATTAGCAAATAAAGCAGCAAGATGTTCCTTTAAAGATTCTTCTGATTCTGCCTGTAACTCATCATCTGTTGGTTCTTCTTGGTCAATTCCATCTTCAGTACCCATAGGAGATCCTGGCATTTGCATTGGTCCTCCCATTCGTGGTGTCCTGATTGAGGCGGCATTTTGTGCGTAATATTCGCCTACTGGCTTGTTTAAAACTACTCCCCTGCCAGTGGTATCAAACGCACCACCTCCAAGGATATCCGGTTCAGTCGATTGTGTATTTTGTGGTAACATTATATTCTCCGTTTTATTTATAAAATTTATTTTCTATTTCTTTGGAGTTCCAGTTCTTCCCTTGCGCTTCCGCCAACCCCCTGTTGAAGGGATCTTGTTAATTCTGGAATACCTAAACTATTTGAAAGCCCTTGCGATGCTCCTTGTTCTAAAGGCTGAACAGTTGTTGATGGCAACGAGCTTCTTGCACTTAAAAATTTTGTTGCAGCCCATGCTGCTGTACCCGCGCCTAATGCACCAATAGCAGCAGCTGTTCCCATACCCCCTCCCGTTCCTGCACCACTTCCAGCGGCTTTTTGTGCGGTTTGCGATAAAGCTTGTTGAGATGCTTTAGCACCACCACTCGGATGGGTTGAAAGCAATAACTTTTCTGCTTGAACCCAATCTCTTCCGGTTACAATAGGAGGAGTTCCAGGAACAGAACTCGGAAGTTGTACTCCTCTAGCTGCTTTAAATGCTCCTTGAACCTGTAATCTTTGTCCAGGTGTCATATTAGCAAGCCAAGCAGGAGAATTTGGATTATTTCCATATTGATTAATAATTCTTTGAAATTCTGGTATTACTCTTTGCCTCGCTGCATCTTGTGCTGATCGCTCTGCTGCTGCTGCTGCTTGTCTTTGTCCTCTAGCAGTGCTTGTCATTAATGAATAATTTCTACCTGTAAAAAATTCTTTAGTTTTAGCAGCAGCTTCTTCTGCCCCCACTCCAAACCGTTGAATTGTTCTACCTAAAGCATCTTTATTGGCTTGTCTACCTGATGAAGTAGTAGTTCTTGCCACTGTTCTAATTCCTTTTCCAATACCGCGAAGAATAGCCCCTAATGCCTGTGACGCAGATTCGTCCAATTGTTGTTTATTGTTTACAACATTTGAACAAGATTCATTTAAAGATTTTAATTCTTTTGGATTTAGGCGTTTCATTTTATTTTTCTTAAAAAATCTGCAAATACTTTTATAGATTCTTCTTGAAGTTTTCTTTTGGAAGATCTTGAAATTCTTCGATGATATCCAGCAATATCTTGTTCTTTTAGGATACCATTATCCCAAACCCATTCCTTACCTTCCATGATTCCATCAACGAAAGCATTTGGTGCAGATGGATCTGCGACAATATCGATGGCAGCAAGCATGAAATCTTCTTTTACATAGTTCACTGCGCCTTTTTTCTCCAAAGAACCCATGCCGCGAGTCGATACTCCTAGTTTAACACCTTCATTCATTAAATTTTTTACAATTTGTCCGCATGGGGTATCAAGGACTTTTGCTTTTCCATAAATGTCACTTCCGCTTTCATTAAGCCAAGTAACTCTATGTGATACGCGATCCAAATTAACTGATGGTCCAGATGGATGATTTAGTTCGCCTAAAGCACGATTTTTATGTACATATTCAGTAACATAACGACGAGCTTCATTCATTAGAATATTTCTTGGATAAATTCTTCCATTCTTATTCTTTTGATCGGCTTGCATGAAAATACCTTCGATGAAATATTGCTTTTCACCGCTATCGGTTTTTTCAGTAAGAAATTTTATCTCTTCGACTGTTTCTGTTATTAATTTCATTTTTTCTTCTTCTTCTTCATTTGAGCAGCTGCGATAATATCTCCTCTTGTTATCTTATCTTCTGGGGGATACATTGCTGCTAATTTAGATTTTGAAGATTCAGTCATTGGCTCTTCGTCTTCTTCTTCATCTTCTGAATCCATATCTTCTTCATCTTCATCTTCTGAATCCATATATTCTTCATCGTCTTCTGAATCCATATATTCTTCATTTTTTTCATTAAATGTTTTTTTAGAAATACGGATATATTCTTCAGCAAGTCTTTCGCCAAGTTTAATAGTCAACTGTTCTTCAATTAACTTTTTAGCATTAATTGCGTTTTCTGATAGAATTGATTCAATTATTTTTTTGTTTATCATATTTTTTTCCTTTATATTTAGAATTTTTTATTCTTGGCCCTGAACTAGTTGTTGCATCTGCAACTGTTTCATTTGATCTTCTTCCATTTTTGCTAGATCAATCGCCATTTCTTTATTTAATTCTTCAATTTCCTCTTCGGATTGTTTTAGTATATTTTTTCTAATATAATTTGTGGAATAATATTTGCCAATCATAGGCTCCATTGACGCAGCTAGATCCATTCTTGCCGAAAGTATTTCAGCGTCTTTTAGATCATTGAAATAAGAATCTCTATTAAATACAAAATTGATGTTAGGATAAATAAGATTCCAATCTTCTTCTGTTATTATTCCCTTTAAAATTAATTGAACTCTTAATAATTGAGAAAATACTCCAGAAAATTTATATCGTAATCTTTCTATAAATTTATAAAATTTTACTTCATCTCTGGTTATATCAGCAGATCTTCCAAGATTAAAACCATTTTCTCCTACTAATCTTGATGGAGGAATATTTAAGGCAAAATATAGCTTTTTCTTAAAATATTCAACATCGGTCAATTCGCCTAGATTTTGTCCCCCGTCCAAGGTGGTAATTTCAGTTCCTCTACCACCTTCTCTTCTGGGTAGCCAGAAATCCTCAAGCATTGCCATTTGATTTCTATCGTCTTTGATTTCACCAGTTGTCTGGTTATAAATCATACGATTTCTATATTTGTTCATTAATTCACGAACATATTGTTCTGCTTTTTGTTTTGGCAGATTACCAACATCCACATAGAATATTCTTCTTTCTGGAGCGCGGGAGATGCGATATACGACTATTGCATCTTCGACCTGTCTAAGCATGTTTAGAGGTCTAATTGCCTTGTGGAGGAATCCTAAGACTCTCTTAGAATTCATATCAACCATTCCAGAATGTACATAACAAATAGAATCTGGAGAAATTTTAACACCTCCAGAACTAGTACCTATTATAGAATTTTTATCATTATTTGAATATAGATAAAATTCTTCAACATCTTTTATAATTGATAAAGTATCACTTCCGCTTTTTGCATTAGTAGATTTTACTTTACGAACTTTTTTAATTTTTGTGGAATCTAATGGGACTAATTGCTTAATACCATCAGACGGATTATCCATATCAATTGAAATATAAAAATATAATTTTGAATCAATGTACCATCTTCTAAAAATTTCATACGATTTATCATGAAAATCTAATAAATTTAAAATATTATCAAATTCATAATAAATTCTGCTTTTAACATTTTCAGAAAAATTTATTTTTGCTAAATCTAACTTTACAGGTTTTCTATCATTTCCATTAACAATAGATTCATTTGTAATCTCATCAATAGCTGTATCTACTTCTGGATATAACGCCATTGCTCTATATTGAGCAATTGTAGCATGTTCATCTTTAGCAGATCCCATGAAATCAATGAATGTTCCATAAACGCCAGAACCTTCAAGGGTATACGCCCCATCAAACTCCTCTGGGGGCGTGAAATTTTGCAAATTTTGTTTATCTGCTTTTTCATCTTTACCAAATTTAAATCCAAATAAATTTATAGCCATTTATACTCCATAATTAAAATTCTGCATAATCAAAAGAAAATGCAACTTGAAATGTAGCAAATTCGTTTGGTAATCTTTCATCTAATTCTATTTCTCCTACTTGGACAGGCCAACAGCCGTAAAGTTTTATTGTTTTTATCGCCGCATTACAATTTAAATTTAATTGATTTACTGTCCATACAGAAGCTTTATAATCACTTGCATTGCTTTGACTACCAGTATTTGCTGTATGATTATTTATGGTGTTACTCCAACCATGTATTGCATTCCATAATCTAGATGGATTTTGGTTATTATCATCTAATACTAGAACTGTCCATAGAGAATTTCCACCAACACCATAAACTCTATCTCCAGGTAATTTTAATTTTCTACCACGATGATCAAATTCTAATGTTAATAAATTATTTTGTGGTAATTGAGTTCCATATACTTGAAATTTATTCCAAGCTCCTCCATACGGAAAAGATCCTTGAACTTCAAACCTATTTTTTCGTGTACCACCAAAAAAATTTGATTTAAAATTTTCTATTGATTGCGCCATTATATTCCTTTAGAAGATTTGAAAATAATCGTAAGCTATTTTTACTACAAATGTATTATAAACTTGTGAACCCATATCAAAATCAATAGGACCTACTATAGATGGATAGCAACCAATTAATCTAACATTTTTAATTGTATTTCCATTTAAATCAGTTTGTCTTACCACCCAATTTTGCTTTAAATTACTAAATGATTCGTTGACCGCAGAATGAGTATTTGAAGCATGGCCATTTATTTTTTTATGCCATTCTTGAAAAGAACGCCACAAAGTCCCTGAAACCGGAGAGTCATCTAAAATAGAAACTTCCCAATCTTCGTATTCTCTATCACCAGCAAAATGAATTTGTCTCCCCCTATAAGGAAAAGTTACTTTTCCTAGTGTAGAAGAGGGCAAAGTTGTAGCTAATACATGATATGTGGCAACTGGATTTCCTACTCCAGAAGGCCATACTGCTTCTACTAGAAATCTATTTTTTCTAGTACCACCTTTAAAATTTGATGTAAAATTAGTAATTGATGGCATATCTTATGTAGTAAAGCTCAATTCTACAAAATTTATACTTTGTGATGGTTTAATAAAAATATCAACAGTAAATTTTCTGTTTGTTATATCAACGATATTATTATTTGATGCATCACAAACGACAGAAAATTCCTCAATACCTTCGTTTAATTTAATAGAAACCAGATATTGTTGTATTTTACTTTTTATAATATTTCGCAATTGTTCATCGTTTTGCTCAAATAATGCAGATGCCAATATCGATTTAATATTAGTTACGATATTAAATATTAAATTTGCATATGTAATACTTTGTTTTAATGGATTTGGGTCGTTTATAGCACCAGAAAAATCACTGTTAAAATAATATGCTATAATTCCACCATCACCTGAAATTTTTATAGGTAAATTAATTCCACGATCATAGATAACACTTAAATTATTTAAGTTTGATGGTGTATTAGGTATTATTTGTTCTACCTCTACATTATTTGAAGAAATAAAATTTTGATTTAAAATTTTTCCTCTTGAAAAACCAGCAGGAGGCGACCAAGGAGATGTGATTAAACATCTAGAAAATACACCGATGGCATCGCTCATCAAAGGAACACAAGTATAATTTTTTGTATCTATTTGATCTTGTTCGTCTGTTCCTATATTTCTTGAAGAATAGTATCTTAATATTTTTTTAATTCCTGCACAGCTATATGTTAAATAGGAAAAATTATTAGTAATAAAATTTCTTAAATATAAATCTGAAATATTAATAATAGGTATTCTATTATATTCTGTATAACTGGTTTCGTATACTGTATTATTTAATCTAGTACAGTTAAGAATTAATGGTATTTTATTATTTTCTATTAAAGTTTTTAAATAATTACTTATTGTAAGCTTTAAAGGATCATATGCTAATAATTTGATATTTCTTTCGTTTAAAGCGTATTGTATATTAGATTCTGATGTAGGGGATGAACAATTAACCAATATGACATTATGGCCATAATGTAATTGATCTAATATTAAATGATTATATAAATCAATTTTTCTAGAAATATCCCCTCTATCAGGTATTTTCATAAAATTTAAAAAATCTTCAAATTTAGATATAGAAGAATCTAAAAATGTATAATTTGCATCTTTTATTAAAGATGTAATTTTATCAAAAGAGTCTATAACAAAATACTTTTCAGATGTTAATTTTAAAAATGTAAAATAATCAGAATCGTAGATTAAAAGAGCAACATCTACATTCTTTTTTGACTCTATTGTATTAAATTGAAATGAAATATCATCCATTAAGATTGATTAATAACAAATCTAAACGAAACTTCATTTACAGAGAATACTGGTTTAAACGATAAATCCACCACTATTTGTCTTGCTTCTTGTACTACTAATGTATTATTTGTTTCATCACATATTATTGAATATGAAGAAACTCCTCTTCCAGATTTAATAAATTCCATGACTGCTGTAGAAGATGTTACTATTTTAGATCTTGTTTCCGCATCATTAAGCTCAAATAGAGCATTAGAAATTATAGGTTTAAATGCCCTACCAATATAATTTACTAATCTTGTAATTCCAAGTTGAGTTTTATTTGATGAAGATGTAGTTTCGCATGTTTTATCACCTAAAAGATAAGCACCATCTAAACCAACAATATTGTTAAAAGCATTGACTGATTGGGTTTGTAGAGTGGTTATATCATTATCATCGAGTGCTGGAATTAATTTAGTAAAACTATTAATTTGACCACGAACTGTTCCAGCTGGAGCATACCACGGATAATATTCTGAATCTGTTCTAGCAATGCATCCGGCAGCATCTGATGTCATTAGTATTCTAATATTAGCTGTTTCTCCACCGTACAATCTATTTCTTTCTTTTCTTCCTAGAACAGAAAATATCTGATTGTCAAAAGTACTTCCAGCAATACCAGTAAGCTGTAAAATACCAAATCCACCACCAGAATAAGTAGTTGGATAATCACCATCACTACCATTTCTATATTCAAAAGAAGAGCCTACAATACCAATAACATCTTCAAAAATATTAACAAAGGCTATAACATCAAGAAATTTTTCTCTTCTTTCATAAAAAGCAGAGTCAAATTGTATATTTACAGATCCGAGTTGTGTTGCTCCAGTTGCAGCAATTAAAATTCCTCCATATTCAAGATAATTTAAAGCTGAATGTAATTCTCTGTCTAGAGTAGTACCACCACTAAATCCCTTTTCTAATGTTGAATTAGCAAGTCCGCTAGAAGTTCCAGCAAGAACGGAAATATCAAATTCTGATATTAATTCTTGTGGAGTATTATATTGTTTAAAAACTGGTACTGGGTTTTCATTTTGTACTAGTTTATTATAAAATGTTTCTCCACAAAAAAATACAGAAATATGCGAAGATGCTTGAGATGCTATTGTATTAATTAAATTTGCTGAATTTTCTGTTATATTAATTTGTGGCATATATTATTCCTGTGTAAACCAAATGTCTTTACCCGCTTTGAAAATATTATCAAATTTGTCCGGTCCAACAAAAAAAGTAGTATTTTCTTCCTCTTCTTTCTCTGTGGTATTTATTATTTTTTTCTTTTGTATCTCTATAATCTCTTCAAAATAGCCTTGACGGGTCAGCCATCCGAAAAGAACCAAGCACATAACCAAATCGTCTGTATATCCATCATCTGCACAATGTGTCTGATGTTTTGAAACAAAAGTCATCAATTCTTGAATAATATCAAAATCTCTGACCAAGAGCCTGTCTTGCTCAATTAAATTTTTTAAAACTGCACAACCCAGTTTTTTGACCGCAGAGCTGGTCCTTACGCCTCTTTGTTTTGTTCCGCGACCGAATCCCAAGGTTACTTTTTGTCCTGCACGACCCATCATCTGAGTCTGAATGATATTTTCATACTCGTAATCTTCGTGCATGGCATCGGCAATCTGACCGCCAATGTCGTTGACTTCAATCAGTAAGTGTGCATTATTATATTTTATTGCCAAATTGTAGAGTTCCGGCGGAACATCAAAGGGAGATATAAGATTATTTCTATACCTTGCCACGACCTTATGGGGCTTTTCGGTAGAATCGACCACCACCATAGCCGTATAGTCTCTTCCCTGGCCTCTGGCGACATCGACCATGATGAAGTAGGCATTGCCTTCAACTGGCTCGTCGTAGATATAAAGGCCCCCTGGCTCCTTTGCTAGTGGTTTATCAAACTGAAGCAAATTTAGCTTGCTGGCACTGATTAAAGTATTTGACGAACCAAGGAACGAACATTCGAACTCCTGCTCAAACTGCTGTTCGCTGGTCTGGGCAATCATCTGCTGCTTCCATTGCTCGTCGCGCAGAGGCCCACCAGCGTACTTAGGAACCTGTCTCCAAGACACCTCTATGGGTATGTACTCGTTCTTGCCCTCCTCTCCCTGCTTCCTTGTAGCCCCCTTCCAGAAGGAATAGAACATATTCAGTCCGTTTGGGGTTGATACCATGAATACCTTCGTGGTTTGACCGGAGGTAATTGTAGGGTAAACTGAACTGAAGAACTCTTCTGCTATGTTTTGAGAGACATGGGCAAATTCGTCCAAGAAGATGAGGTTGAATGATCCACCACGAACTGCCGATGAGGATGTGGCGGATGCCATGACTTTTGAGCCATTCTCAAGCTGAATGGATGTTTTATTCCATTCGATGATACCTTGCTGGAGCCACTTGGGAAGATACTCATAGGCCAGACGAAGACGGCCAAGAATTTCTCTAGCCGTATTCATCTTGTTGGCTAGAATACCAACGCTCATGCTCTGATTGAAAAGAATATAGTGAAGAATGAATGCAACAATCGTTGTGCTCTTACCAGACTGACGCGGCAGTTTAGCAATAAGATAACGGTTATTGTGCATTTTATTGATCATGTCCTCTTGGTAATCATACAAATCAAAAGGAACAAGACCTTTATCAAGAGATACTACCTTGACATATTTCTTAATAAAGTAAATTGGATCTTGGGAGCAACGAACATATTCCCGAATCTGTTCTTCGGTGAAGTCAATCTTTACTCCAGCTTCTTTTAAATTTGGATTACCTAAGTAACCCTTAAATTTCCTTGACATCCTCTACCACCTTCGCATCAATCATTTCTATAGCTTTATTCTTACTTCTTTCAGGATTGATTAAGTCCTGTAGATCACTAGTGGAACCTATGAAGAATGAATTATTATTTGTTGTTTTAATAGTAGTCTTATTTGTTTCGTTTTTGATCTTTTCAAGATCTATTAGATCTTTGTTAATCTCAGACATAGTCTTCAGCATTTGAGTTACCACTTCATATGCTCTTGGAGAATCACCTTCAGTCGCAACTTTCATTATACCTTCAAGAGCAAGTTTTGACTTCTCAATGATATCGTACATATTACGCTTGGCATATTCAAAATCCTTTTCTGGAGATTGTTGTATTTCTTTATTAGCGTTTTCTGTCGGTTCTATATTAAAAAAATCGTTCAAATAATTCATAATTATTGGCACACTTTTATTGTGGATATATTTGCTTTAAATGTTGTACTTACTTCGCCATTAATAATTTTAAAATAATATTTTGGTTTTTGATAATCTATAAGTAAAAATTCATCAATACATGGAATTGTATCTAAAGGATTTGCTCCAATATAATAAGTTAGTTCTCTTAGTATTACATTTACATCACTTTGAGATAAAGATAAACTATTTGCATTTTTTCTAATTTGAGAAACAATACTATTATTTATCGAATCAAATAATTGTATTGTTGTTCTAGAATCAGTGACATTATTTTCTGTCCAAGTAAAATTAGAAATAAAATTTGTAGCATTATCGGAGAGATAATAAGTTTGATTCAAATAATTGGGATTCATAATAATATTTGTTGATTGTGCATTTAACAGTGCTGCATACTCAACAGGATCTGGATTTGAATCTTCTGTAAAAACAAATGATTGTGAAGAAGAACCAGATTTTATTTCTCCAAAAAGATAACTAAAAACTATGAATGATATAGATCCTACTATTGTTCTTTTAGAATTAAATGCTCCTTCGTGATCATCACTTAATCTTATTTCTTTTAAAGAAACAGAAACATTAATATTTTTAAAGATTTCATTAAAATTTAACCTCATGTTAAATTCTGGATTAAAATATGAAACTATTTGTTCAATTATTTGATAACCTTCATCCAGATTTCTAACATAAAAATATAAATTCATATTTAATACAATTGGGGTTTCAGAAAAAGTTTTATATGTTATAGAATCATCTAAACTCTCTCCTTCAACCACAGTGCTTGAAACTCTAAGTTTATTTCTTTTTCTAGAATTATCATATTCCATAGCAGAAATATCAAAACTCATATAAGGAAGATTTATTTGAGTTTTGATATTATCACTAATAGACGAATTTTGTTCTAATCTTCGTAAAAATTTTTCTTTTGAGGAAAAAGTAATAGGCACTTTTATTTTTTCCTCTACATCTGTTGTTTCATTTTTTCTTATAATATAAATTTCATCAAATAATGAACCAAAAGCAACAACTAATTTTCTAATTGATTGGTTATTAAATGTACTAAACATTAGTAGTTACCTTCTGAGAATGGGTCTTTTTCGCTAAAATTAATTATAGGTTCAGTATATTTACTACCAGAACCAGTAAATCCTCTTTGATAATCTAGAGGTGGTGTTTCCCCTTCAATATCGTCAAGAACTATATTTACTGGACCATAACTATTTGAAGTATCTAAAGCATGTATTCTAAATGTTATTCCACTTGTTGTACTTGTTACTGTTGTTGGAAGCGAGAATGTAGTTCCATCCAAAGATTGCATTTCAGATGTCATCGTAGAACCAGAAATATCAAAATCTAAGATTCTAAAATATGCAGCTGAACCCGATATAACACCCGGCAATTCAAATTTATCTCCACGAATTATCTTATTATAAGAAGCAGTAAGACCAGAATCTGATGTTGTGGTTTTAAATATATAAATTTTTTGCTTGAAGTCGTTAATAGCATCCACAGCTTCTGTACCTGTATTGAAATTTTCCATAGAATATGCAAAGGTTTCACATGTTAAAGTAAACACATAATTTTTATCTAATTGATAAAAAGGAAGTTCGTGTTCGACAAAAGTAATCTCAAACATCGTTTTTGACAACGGAAAATATAAAATATCACCTTCTCTTGGTCTTATTATATTAGAAGATTTTTCTGTAATTTCTTTTATAAATCTTTTTTTACTAACAATTAAATTTAAAGTATCTTTTACTTCAAGGCCAAATTTTCCTATAGTATCTCCACCACCAAATCCAGATGTTGAAGCAACATACATTTCAATTTGATAAGTTTTAGTAAATTTATTTAATGGATCTTCCCCAAAAAGTCTATCTAGATTTACATTTTCTCTAGGAATATACCATAGATTTTTACCCATCATTCGAATAATTTCTATGATGTTGTCTTCGACAACATTTTGCTCTGTTCCTTGAAATCTAAAATAGGGATTAAGGGCCATATTTATCCTGTCATCATATCAGGAGGAAGTTCGTAAGAAGAAATAATTTGTTCTTCTAAAATAGCTATTTCTCTTTCAGCTTCTCCAAATATTGTTCCTCCACGAAGCTGTACTCCACCTGGAAGGGCAACACCATCAAATTTGGACAAATTTGCTCCCCATTGTCTTTTAATAAGAGCAGTAAAATATTTTTTTAACATTCTGTCATTGTAAATTTCTGGATACTTATCTGGATCTAAATTTACATATGCCTCTATAGCTAAATAAGTTCCTGCCTTTAAAACAGTCCAGTCAGTTTCGATGTATATTTTATTTGTTACTTTATTGAATCTTATTGTTCTTTCTGGATCGAACATCATTTCAATAAGTCTAATATATCTTTTAGTTAAATCAAAATTTGCTATTGGAGTAGAATTTATGAATCCTAAATTAGTATTAATCCCATAAACATCGTTTAGTGCTAATTGATATCTAATATCAAACAATTCATTAGCATTAAGAGAGCCAAATGGAAATATTCTCAATACGGAAAGAATATCATATCCAGTAGGAGATCCGGCAGATGATCCTACGATAGGACCCAAATTATTTGTATTAAGATACTTATTTGCTATATCTTCTTCTGTAAGATTATAAGAAAAATATGCTCTCTCTACACCATCATAGTGTCTTTCTGAAAAAAATTGAAGAGCGTCGTCTAATCTATCTAATGCCTGCTGATGATCTACATTTATTTCTACTACTGGTGCTCCCAGAGTTCTAAATGCGTAATCAATTAGAGTTTGTTTGGAATTTGGTTGTGCCATTACATTTATTTATGCACATTTATTCCTTCTCTATTTTTCTTTTTTCTTCAGCTTCAATTATTTTATCAAAAATTTTTTGTAATTCTTCTGGAGCATCTGGAGTAGTTATAACAACATTTTCAACATCTTCAATACTTAATTTTTCTATTTTATTTTTTCTATTATCTGGATTATTTGTTTCAGATATAGTACATGGAATATAATTAGTAAACCCTGGCATTTTAAGAGGGCAATTTAATTTTGGAAAATCTAATTTACTATATTCATCATCAGAACCATTGAGCCATGTTTGTTTTCTATCTCCGCAACCACAACCACCGCAAAAAAATTTTCCTTCTGTAGTAGATTTGCTCAAATGCTCACATGGAGGAATTGAGCCTCCATTACCGAAGCAGCTCAAAACTCGTAATTGTTTTGTTTCTTTTTCTACTTTTTTATTAGTAAATCCCTTTGAAATAAGAGACATAGCATAACTTTGAATCATATTAAATGGGTTTGGTATAGTCATAGGTTCTTCCCTTGTGGGAAGCTCTATCTTTTCTACTGGTTTTCTATTAAATAGTAATTTTCCGCTTGAATTTTTTCCGCAGTTGCAAGGCTTGTTTTCAGCCATAATTAAAACCTCATATTGTTAAACCATTAATATATTGCACCGAAAAAGTAGATCCTGATAAACCAAATTTAATTACTTTTTGAAATAGATTATTATTGTAACTAGTAGTACCAGTTATTTGAGCCGTACTGAATGATATCTTATATCTATCAGCACCGCATATAGATTCTGAAACTATTCCAGAAGAATTATCCATCAGTGTTGTATCTTCCGAGCAATCGATATAATCAGTAGTTAAAGATAGTCCAGCATAATATTCTGTATTATTTGTAGGACTTATTCTAACAATAGAGTCACTATTTAAGTAAACCCATTGCTTTATTCCAGAATTTAGAGTAGAAAGATACCATCCTTCATTAAAAGTAAAAGTAACTCCTCCTGTACCAGTATAAGAATATGTTACCATATTTTCATAGGTTAAACCATCTGGATGAGTTTTTGGATAAAGTGGGGTTGCTCCTTCCCATGCTGGTCCATCACATGTAGTGCCATTTAATTCATTAAACCATTCTCTTATAAGATTTAAATTTAATGTATTTTGCATTGCAAAAATTTCTTGCAATTCATTCAATTCTGAAGCCTGAAGTCTTGTTTTTGGCTTAAATCCAATAAATGCGTAGTTCTTTCTTGGATCTAAATCAACATTCGAACCCCAGAATCTACTAGAATAAGGATAATTGGTTAAAGGAAATTGGTTTTCGAAAGGATAATTGTTGCTCATTTTAGATATTGAAAATTAAAGTTACTGTGTTCTTGTCTTGATTAAACGCACTATCTGTTGCAAATAAAACATCACAATCTGACATATTTATTTGAGATGTAGTTACTCCATTTATTCGAATAACTCCATATGTTGCTCCTTGTGTCTGGAAGAAATATGTTCCTCCACTTGTCAAGCCATAAGCATTATATTTGCTAATTTCAAATGTTCCACTAGTTTGTCCAGAAGAAACATTATCAAAAGCAAAATTATAACTAAAAACTGGTTTGCCTGGTTCAAATTGAGTTTCATCAGATCCAATTTTTTTATTCTGCGAATCTCTATTGACTAGATAATTTGTAGAAATATCACTAGATACTATATCTGTTGCTACAGTATCAAATGATATACTATTCAAATCTCCCTGTATTACTTCAATAGAAGCAGTAGTACTGGTCTTTAAATATTCCGTAAAGTCTCTATAGATCTTTGGTGCAAATTTATAGCCAGAGGAATTTTTAATATTTGAAGTTAGGAATGCACTTGAGAATGAATATGTTGCTCCTATTGTAGGAATAAGTGTTTGTAGATTTGCACTAGTAATAGATGCAGAAATAGAAATCTTATCTGTTCTAAGTAAATCCATTATAGAAAGATATGATTCTTGAGTTTTTGTAATTGGTGATAAATTAAATTGTATTGAAGCTAAAAGATTAGAAAAATCACCAGAAGATGCAGAACCAGTACAATCGATAACATTTACTGCCTCTGCATAAGTTATATTACTACTTGATAGTTGATTTTCAAGTTCAATACCAGTTACTTTCCATCCATAATTTCCACCAATATATTCAGTTTTTAAATATCCTTTACATGAGCCTAATGTCCCATCAACTTTAATATTTAATTCTGGTCGTTCAGCACTCACATAATATGATGTAGACGAAACATCATTTATTATTGCATTTAATATACATCCAGATGGAATAGATGTTAAAATTTCATAATTTTTTCTATAGGTGTTGGTTGATGAATAACCAGCAGATCCACCCGAAGCAAATGATAAGAATGGAGTTACATCTGTATATGATGCCTCACACGGAGTACATCCGCTGGTTGATGAAATATTATAAAATCCACCATATTCTGAACCAGTTATATTTGGTTTAAATACAGAATGTAAACTTGTTAATTGACCTAGATGGTCACATGACCAAGCATTAGCTACTTTATAAGCTGCTAATATATCTCCAGAAGAATAGGTCTTATTTGTTATTGGTTCTACAAAAGCTTCTTTAACATATAGGCAACATGTGCCATAAGTGAGGCCAGAAGCACCATGTAATTCGTTTATTGCTGCTGTTGGTCCAGAATTATCAGCAGTAAATCCTTTAAAGTTTTGCATTCCCTCTATTCCAAAAATTCTAATATAATTTGTAGATAGAGGAGATGGATCATAATTAATTTTTAGCCACTTATAACCATCATTTGTATCAATTATAGTACCATTAGATCCTGAAGGAGCAAATTTGGATCTTGATGCAAAATTTCTATTGTAAAATTTATTTTGACTTGAATTTTCGATACATAAAAACAATTCATTTGTATTTGTATTATAGCATGTACTGCTTGATATGTCTGGGTCCGTAGTATCAAAAACTTTGAATGTTTTTCCTTCGTACCAATCGTTTCTTTTAAATGCAGAATTTATATCGCTTAATTTTACCCTTTTAATAAAACTAGAAACATTTGCTATTTTTTTATTTAATCTCGTATCTTTAGCTTCATATCCGACTGAATCTACACCAAGACCAATGTAAAAATCGTTGGTTAGAGCAGAATTTATAAATTTCTCTATAGCAAAAGAATATCTAGATGAAGAGTCATTTGGCATACAATTATGTATAGATCAAGAAATTATGATTTCTTTTGGCTCTATGTCCAACGAACTTGTTACTGTACCAGAGAATAAAGTATTTTCACTATTAACTAAATCAAAATAAAATCCCATTGGTTTAAGTAGAGATATTAAATCATCTTGATATTTTTCATCAATATTTGCTTCTAATTTTATAGAAAATTCTTGATTATATCTACCATCTGATAATATTTCAGTATTTGTATTGGATTGATTTAATAAAAATGTACCATTTGAACCATATTCAATTTTAAAATCATTAAAAGCAGAATTGAAAAAAGTTTGTATGAATATCTTAAAAGATTCTTCTGTACCTTTTTTTTCTATAAATTTTTGTTTATTTGAAATTAAAAATTCTCTTAAAATTTTTATATCATTAAAATCAGAAAAATCAAAATTAGAAAATAATGACGAATATATTTTTTTTAATGATTCTTCATTTGTATAAAATGGATTTTGTAGATTTTCAAAATTTGGATAAAGATCAAGACCGTTTTTTGAAAAAATCCAATTGTATAATTCTTGTACCAAATTTATAGTGTTATATGAAGAATTATCTTCTGATTCAGTTATTAGCCAAGAAGGAAATTGATTTTGTACTCTATAGGAGTAATTTCTATTATTTCTAACTTCTTGTGTATTATGCGTTTGGTTTAATATAGCAATTGCATATTCGGCTCCAGCATTTAAATCCAATTCGGCGGGAGTCAGATTTTGATTTTTATTTTGATTAAAAAATAATATCATGTGATTGTAACTGAATCTACTTCATAATCTATAGCCATATTGTTTATAGCTGTTATGGAAGAGCTTGCTGGTGTTATAGTAAATGTTAAAGAATCATTTGTAGTAATATGATCATATATTTGAATAAACCCAGTAGTAGGATTATAAATTCCCACTTTACTGTTTATAACTGTATCCGATGAATCTCTAGCTTCAATATATTTGAATCCATTTAATTCTGGAACTTCAATAGTAGAATTTACAAATTTAATTTGTGATGTTGATAAATTTGTTGTTATAAAATTGGTGTATAAAGATTGAATTTCGTTATAGAATCTTATTATTTTTTGTGTTGATAAATCGAGAGTTTTATCAAAAATAATTGTTATACTAGAATCAGATACTGAAATATTAGAATCAATTCCAACACAAATGTTGATTAATTCAGATTTAGAAATATTATTAAAAAATAATTTCTTTGAATAAATATCTGTTATACTATTTGTTATTTGAGATTGTAAATTTGCTTTAGTATTTGTAGTTTTTTTGGTATCCAACTTACACGATAAAGCTATTTTTCCTATAAAGTCTTGTGATTCAATATAATCAAGATTTAATCCAACGATCATTTTTGCTTTTAATAATTGAATCAATGAAGAAACTTCATTAGATGTAACGCCCAAATCTATTATTGAAAAATATACTGTTCCATAACGATCATTATATTCTTGACCATCAAAAACCGATACTCTTTGATCAATTTCTGTTATAGTTGGGAGTAATCCAGAATTTGCTATTACATATTCAAAATCGCTCTTTGTAACTAGAGATGAATAACTATATGATCTAGGACTAATATACTTTAAATATTCATTGTCAATTTGTGAATAACCGCCAGAAGAAGTATTTGAGCTTATTGATATAGATGGTATATTTAAAGAACCATTTTGCACAAATTGTGAAATAGAATTAAATGATGTATTATTTCCTTTTTCTCCATTGGAAACAACATAAGATACCGTTATAGTATCAGTAGGAAGCACAGATTTTCCTATAGTTGCATCAGATGATTGAATATTTTTACCAAATTTTACGAATATTTTTGAACCTTTATTTACAGTAAAAAATATTTTTGATGTTTCATTTGTTCCTATTATTGGTTCATTTGTATAATTAGTCCAATATTCATCATTAATATTTACAACAATTGTTCTAATATCAACATTAGAATCTGGTAATTCTATTTCCTGATTATCATAATCTACAGTTGGAATTAAATTTTTAACTAATTTAGAACCAGAATAAAATTGTAATGTTGTTGAAATATCAACGGTTGTTCTTGGACCAACATAATAAAAATTTATTAAATTATTATTTGAATTTTTATTTTGTAAAACGGCAAATCTATCGATTTCAGCAACAGAGCTATTAATCTTACTAAACGATACAAGACAAGTTGAAGATTTGTATCTATTGGCAGTAAAACCATTTGTCTGTAATAATTTTACCAAAGAACTTGTTTTTTGAGCACTATCAATAAAACTTTCATTATTAAGAGCATGCAAATAATGCAACCAAATTAAATTGTTATATGTAAATATCCCCAGCAACATATCAATTGCTGTACCTTCACTATTAAAATCAAAAGTATTTGCGTAACTAGTTGATTTTAAATATGTTCTTAGATTTTCTTTTAGATCATTATAATCAAGATTGATAAGATCTATATTTTTTGGTTCATTCATAAAATTATTTATTTAAATAAAATTTGAACGAAGAATTAGTCAATGAAGAAGAATCGGAATTTTTGCTATAATTGACATTAAAATAGATTTTTCTATTAAAAATATCAGATCTATCCACAGAAAATGCAATAGTTTGTAATCCTTTTATAAGTAATTTACATTTTGATTCAAGATAATTTAATAAATAAATTTGTCTAGATTTACTATTGTTGAATTTTAATTCATCTAGTGCAGAGCCAATATTTTTATTAAATCTAAAACCATTAATTTCAGTTACACATATATTTTTTATTTGTTGTTTTACAAAAAATGTTTGTGAAATGCTATTTATGTCGTTTTGAGCATTCGTTCTAAAGTAAATATCTAAATCCTTTAAGCTCATGTCTGTATATTTATATCTTGAATATTTGATTTAAAAGAATTAAAGAAACCAGAATTTGGAAGAGCAGATAATATTAAAGTAGTTTCATGATGTCTATCTTTAAAAATTCTATGAGACATACTTAAAACTAACCATTTTCCATTTAATTTACGATCTGCTATTTGATATTCTGGATGGGGAGGATCAATTATTTCAACAATATTACCAGGCCAAACTCTAAATGTTCCAGTTACTCTTATTTTAATTTTATAAGCATCTAATAAAGTTTTAAATGCTCCGCGCATAAGAGGAACTTTTAAATCAGTATTCCAAAATGTTGCATTTTTTGTTGCTATTTTTAATAGTTTTGGATATTTAGTTCCAACTATGGGGCAATTGCAACTAAAAACAGCATCTGGATCTGAAAAATTACATCCAAGGTACTCATATCCCAATTCGGTTTCTAAAAATGTGCAACCATTTAAACTTTTAAATGCAGTATCTATATCAATATTTGATGGTTCTGGTTCTTTTGGTCTAAATGTTATTCCCGGTAACCATTCGCCATCTAAATCTTTAAAAAATAAATCTTCGCATTGGTTTATTGTTGAAATTTTTCCGCCAACTGCTCCAGGATTTGCACATTTATAGTTCTTGTGCTCTGCATATTTTTCATTTATTTGCCCAACAAGACCCGGAGCTTGTATTAAAGATTGTAAAATAAAGTTGCTAGACATAACAATATTTATTATTAACAAGTACATCCACAAAGAGCACTAGCAAAAAACGCACAAGTTTCAGACCAACAATTTATACAAGTATCATCATAAGATATTACTAGATTATAACAAGCTACATCCACACAGTTTAAAGGATATCCGCTAGATGATTGCTGGCACTCTATTGAAGCATCATAAATGCAACAGCAATATTGAGGATCAGCTTCAGGTGGAATACAAATAGATTCTGATGCCAATACAGTAGCAGTTAATGCTGTTGATACATCGCAAGTTCCTTCCTTATCATTAGCAACATCAAAAACATAAATGAACGGCATTAATTCGTATGATTGTCTATTAAAAGTTATTCCTGGTATAGATGCAATATCTATTTGATACATTCTAACTATTTGACCAGCTATTCCATAGTCATATCGATTTGAAAGAGCTGGATGAAATCCGCCAATAGGAACATTAAAAAAGTTTACTGGATAGTCAGAAACACTAAAATTGGTTCCAGGACCAGCGTAATTTCCTGCATTAGCTGTCGGACCATTAAAAAATTCATTTATATTATAAGCATAAGTTGCATATTCAAGAGTTGTTCCTATTGGCCAAGCAGATGGATCTTGTTCATCAAAAATTACTGGACTCGGATTCGGTCCACCATCATCTGGCTGAAAAATAGGATCTTCTCCTTCTTGCACAATTTCATATAAATTTGTGGTAGAAATTCTAGAACCAAAATTAACAGCAAATTTTGGATTTCTAAGAGAAATAGAACTACCCAAAGTAAATCCAGAAATACCTGTCGGGAAAAAATTTACTTCTGACCAACCATATTCATATGCAACTCCCTGTCTCCATGTTTGTCCTGGTATTTGTCTAGCACCAGTAATTAATGCCCAGAAAGATTCTATAGCTGGCCTATAAATGCAACAAATAACATATTTGTATACATTCCATTTTTCTTTTAATGATCTAAGTTTATAATAATGTGCAGTATTTTCTGCATTTATTTTTTTAAATTGAATATATTTTTTTGCAACTTCTTTTAAGCTGTCTCCACCAGCATCTTCTACTATTTCATTTGGATTTTCTTCCTCTATATCAAACATAGATTGCCAATAATTAGTCGAAGCTCTTGATGAATACTCACTAGAAAGAGTAAAACCAGAATTTGTTCTATAAGTATAGATTGGTTCTGAATAAGATGAATTTTCAGTAAAATTATCAAAATAACCATATCCATCGGGATCATAAAATCTTTTTACATATATTGGATCAGATGGTTTTTCTGGAGGTATTACAATATCATTTAAGTCTAATGGAAAATTTTCAGCCTCTGGTGCATCTGCGACTTTCCATTTTGTAGTAACGCTATCGTAAAAGTTATATGTTGATATTGGAGCAAAATCAGTAATATTATAATAGACATTCTTTTTTGTTAAAGAATTTCTTTGATCTAATAAAAATGCAATAGGATCATCTAGATTAGGATCTATTCTTTCATAATAAGAAGCAAATGCTCCATTGTTTTCCAAATCCATAAATGAAGTTGTATATTGTTCAATGTAATCTATTTTAATTGGAGTAGATACAGAACTAATAGGACCACTATATGCTTCTGTTTCTGTTACAGAAAATGTAGAAACAGGATCTGTATCAATCAATTCTCTTACTGAAGCAAAATTAATAGTATGCAAGTCCTTCCAGAAAAACATATCTGGAAATGGTTCTTGTGTTGATTCTGTTCCTTGTTTTGTTGAAGTCTCTACTAAAGATGAATCATATAAAAAAGATCTTTGTTTTGTCTTTTCAGTTGTTATAGGTGGTGTTGATGTAGCATATTCAGAAAGATAATTTAATAATGTTAAAAATTTAGTATTATCAAATCTTCTTCCTATTGGATAAGTAAGATTTTTATTTTTTAACCAAGCATAATTTGAACTTTTTGTAACCCAAAATTTATCCTGTTGATTTGGAAAATATTGCAGAAAAATATCTTTTATCCAATTATCAGTATCATTTACTGCTGAAATAAGCTTTATATCTTCTTCAAACTCAAAAGATACTTTTGAGTTTGAAAAATAACAACCATCGACAAATTTTAAAGAAATTACTTTTGGAGATTCTTTGGATTGATAATTTGTTAGTCTATTTACTTGGTAGATATAAAAATTATCAAATGTTCTTTCTTGTCCACTAATATCAATTATTACTATTGTTAATTTATCTTTTCCTGTAAAATTAAAATCTGCTGCTATATCCCCCTGATCTTTTAATATTAGAGTCCCAGTAGGAACTGTACCCAACATACTTTCTTCTATAATAATATCTTCAAAATAACCAAAACTTTGATTATCTTTAATTATTTCCCATTTAATGTTATCGGGATCTCTGCCATGTGTTATGGTTAATTCTTTAATTATAATAGGATCAGCTACTGCCATTTATTTCATTCTCAAAATTTGTTAAAGAAAAAGAATCAATAAAATATAATATTTCTTTATTTTGTTTATATGTTTCTTGACTCGATATGAACAAACTATTTATACCAGAAATACCATTTTTAAAATCATAATATTCATTTAATTTACTTTCATTATTTTTTTCTTCTATACCATTATTAATAAAATATTCAACTGAATCAGAAAAATTTTCTACTAGTTTTAATTCAAAGGAATATTTTTGATTCCACTGGTTATCTTCTTTTCTAAAAACATAGTTAATTCCAGTTCCTAAAGAACCAACTACAAAGGCTTTTAATTTATTTAAATTTTCTTGTTTATCGATTATGTAACCAAAATTTTGAGACACATCAAAACCTGCACAAAATCCTGCTGTGGCTGCTGCAATTAAGTCTCCAGAAGAAAAAGATGAACCAGAAATTCCACTATAAAAAATAGCCTTATAAGAATCTATTTCCTCTTCAACATCCTTTTGGGATTTAGGAAATTCTAAAAATGGATTTATTATTTCTCCACAATAAAATGGTACATAATAATATTTAAAGTCAGAATAATTTTCTATTGATATTTTATCTAATAATAAATCATAATTTAATTTTTTAGAAAAAATATTATTTTTAAATTTTTCTATAGAATACCCATTAGAAAAATTAAACATTTTTAATTCTTTTCCTTGAAAATTATATGAAATTTTATTAAAATTATTAAACATTACTTTCCTTAAATATCAGTTGATGATTCTAAAGCATCAGCTGCTAATTCAGATTTACTCAATATTCTTCCACCTTTATTTGTACCTGTTTCATGTTCTTGAAACACCAAAGTTAAAGCAGTGACCATTGGCCCACCATCTTCAAAAAATCTAGGAACATCTTGTGGTATTGGACTTTTATTTATATGTACAGATCTAAGTACACAAACTAATGGATCTGAGAGCCAAGAAGCACTTAAAAATTCAGTTGATCCTTCTCCTGCTACTGCCACTCTCCATAAATCTGGGGGAAATGTTCTTTCGGGTGTTGAAGTCGCCGCAGGATAGGAATTTGTTCTAAAATAATTACACATATCAGTTATAGTTCTAGACTCAAGTAAGCTTCTAGGAACTAAAACATATTCAAATATAAAAACTCTTCTAGCTTCATTTACTAATGTTAATTCGTTTGTATTTCCAAATCGTCTATATGTTGAAGTAGTAGCTGCCTTTTCTAAAGAATATAATGCTCTATCAACAAAGAACTTTTTATATAATGCTGGTCTTCCTCCAACTGTATTTAATTCATTTGCTTTTGATAATTGATTTCCACCAACAGTACCTGCCGTTGCATTATATTCGTGTTCAGTTTTAATTAAAAGTTCTTGCGGTAGAGGAAGTTGAATATATCCATCAGACCTAGAAACTATAGCATCTCTAGTTCTTTCTTTTGCTAAAACACTATATGGTGCATGATGGAATATTAACCAATATGGTATTTCTGTTAAATCGTCTTGTGGATATACAAAATTTGCCATTTTTTTTTCTTTAATATATATTTACATGGCATATAAGACAAAATTTACTCCACAAAACATAAAAAAATATGTTGGTAATTTGGATAAAATTTTTTGCAAATCTTTGTGGGAAAGAAAATTATGCAAGTATTTTGATTCACAAGAAAATATAATTAAGTGGTGTTACGAATGTATAAAAATACCTTACATATCTCCTGTTGATAATAAAAAACACAATTACTATCCTGATTTTTTAGTTCTTCTTAAAGAAAAAAATGGAAAAGAAAAAACTTTAATTGTTGAAGTAAAACCAGAAAAACAAACAGAAGCTCCAAAAAATATTAAAACTAAATCATATAAAAATGAAATGAAAACATTTTTAGTAAATGATGCTAAATGGAAAGCAGCTAAAAATCTTTGCGAGAATAACAGTTGGAATTTTAAAATACTAACAGAAAAAAATTTATTCAGATGAGCAATTCTATAGACACAATTAGATCATTAATAATAAATTCTGGAGGAATTCAAAGATCCAATAGATTTAATGTCATTGTATATACTCCTAGTGGAACAAATACAATGACTGCATTGGAAGTATCATTTGGCGGAAGACAAATAGATGTTGTTACGGATAGAATTGGTAGTACAGGATTGGGGAGAAGTATACCAATTGCACAATCGTATAATGATACTGGATTTTCACGGTCAATTACCCAATATCAATCAAATCTTCTTATAACATTTCCAATAGAACAAAATTGGTCAACATATTCTAAAATAGAAAATTGGATGAATCTTATAGTACAAGATGGATTAATACCATTTCCAAATTCTAGTATTTCATTTGCTAGATCATATAACGATTATGCAAGACCTGGATTAGTAGAAGTAGAATGTTTAGATATGAATGGGAATGCTAGAGGGCTATTTACATTTAGAGAAGCATATCCTATAAAATTAAATCCAATCACAATGAGTGCTAAAACAGGAGAACCAGCAAAGTTTGATGTATTTTTTGTTTTTAGATCATATGAATTTACAATACCAACTGGAGTTGGTATTAACGCGCAACAATCCCCAGCACTTCAAACACAGCCCGAATTTTAATATCAAATATATTTAAGATTTAAACTATGAAATTTCAAAGATCATATCCAAAGTATCAAACCGTTTTACCTTCAACTGGAGAAAAAATTTATTTTAGACCATTTTTAGTCTCTGATGAAAAATCTTTATTAATTATAAAAGAAGAAAAAAATTCATCTCTGATAATTAAAAATGTTTTAGAATTGATTGAAAAATGTTTTGATGGTATTAATAAAGAAAAAATAACATTACAAGATATGGAATATCTTTTTTGTTCACTCAGATCAAAATCAATAGGTGAAATTGTAAAAACTAATTTTACATGTCCTATAACACAAGAAAAAATTAGAACTAGTTTAGATTTATCTAATTTATTTTTAAAAGAGGGTAAAACATCCTTCGAATTGCAATTAGATGATAATTTAAAAATAAAATTTGAATCTCCAACTATAGTTAAAATACTTTTAATAGATGGAAAATTTGATATGGATCATTTTATAAAATGTTCGATATCACAAATTCAAAAAGAACATTCAATTTATAACTTTGAAGATTTGAGTAGTTCTGATATAGAAGAAATTTTTTCTTTATTTACTAAAAAAGAATACAATGAAATAAAAAAATTTATTAATGATTTACCTAAAGTTTGTGCAGATGTAAAATACATCACAGCAGATGGAGTAGAAAGAACACTCAGATTGGACGGAGTACTTAATTTTTTTACTTTAATTTAAATCATATAGATTTATTAGTTTATTACAAGATGAATTTCTTTTTATGTTCTAATAAAATTCTTTCTGTAGATGAACTTGAAAGTATGTTTCCGTGGGAAAGAGATATTTATTTCAATCAGTATAAAAATAAATTAGAAGAGGACGCAGAAAATGCCAGAAACAGAAATGTTTTCTAACGAAGAAGAAACACCAAAAGATAATCGTTCTACTGAAATGATGGATGAAAAAAAAGAAGTTTTTTCATCGGCAAATTACTCTTCTATTATTGATGATGATGAAAAAAATTCATCTATCGAAATTGTTCAAGAAAAAGAATCAATAACAATACCAGAAAAAAAAGATTCTTTACCAGAAGAAAATTCTAATCAAAGTACCGAAAAAGAAAAAAGTCCAGAAGGACCATCATCAGAAAATTTAACAAACAAACAAACTCTTAAGCCAGTTAGTTTTCCGACAGATTCATTGACTCCAAACAATGAAAATGATATACCAGAGCAAAAACAAGCAGAAGAAAACTCTGAAAATTTTATGTTATCTGATGTGGTAAAAGATAATACAGAAGCAAATGAATTATCCACAATATTAAATGAAACACAAGCTTTAACTAATGTACAAAAAGATGTAATAATAGAAAGAATAGATTCTATAGAAAAGATGCAAACGGAATCTAGTGGTGTTTCTGATTTTGATACACGATTAAATACTATGGCAGGAACTGTTATGGATTTTGATGACGGTGGTATAATAGATGTAAATAGCGGCCATATTTCTGATTTAAAATATTTTATGGATGAAATAAAAAGTCCTCCTGAGTGGAGGACTTAATATCTAATATTTAAAAAAATATTAGTCTTCTTTAGCCAGTCGCTTGAAGTACTCAAGCGCATCTTCATCCTCGTCAGGCTTTGGAGCCTTACGAGCAGCAGCAGCCTCAACATCGTCCTCATCTTCCGCTCTCTTTGCGGCAGGGGCAACGCTGCGAATGTCGCCACCGAGAACATCATTGAGCTTCTTCTTGAGTTCGTCATATGACTTGAACTCACCAGGAGCAACAAAGTCCTGAAGCTTGTAAAGAGTCTTCCAGAGCTTTTCTAGCTTCTCATCATCGCCCTTGTAGAGTTCGCTAGCACCATCAAACTCAGACTTATCGTAGTTGGTGTAACCAGCAACCTTACGAATCTTTAGCTTGAAGTTAGCACCCTTCCAGAAGTCGAATGGGTTGATGGCTTCTTCGTCTTTGAACTGAGGCTGCATGGCCTCCTGGACCTTCTGGAAGATCTTAGTCCCGTACTTGAAGAGGAACACCTTACCTTCGTTCTGGGGGTTGGAGGGATCGCTAACAACCAGAATGTTGCTGATATAGGTTAGCTTACGCTTACGGGTACGAGCAAGATCCTTATCCTTCTCAACTCCGCTATTCCAGAGTTCACTGTTGGCTTCGCAGATCGGACACTTCTGGCCGATGGTGGTCGGGCAGTTATCGATTAGCCAGCCACCCTTGCCCTGAAAGCCGTGTGAGTAGACCTTGGCCCACGGAACATCTTCACCTTCACACGCAGGCAGGAAGCGAATAACGGCATAGCCATTGCCAGCCTTATCAACTTCCGGTCGCCAGAACCGATCATCCTTGTAATCGGCAGTCTTGTTTAGGTCTTCGATCTTCTTGGTTAGATCTTCAATGCTTGACTTCGAACGCTTCTTAAAATCGCTAAATGACATATAGTCTCCTTATATTAACCCAAGGAACTCCCTTGGCCGATGGTGTAGTATACCAAAGATTGGTGTTTAGTCAAAA